CTCCTAGATCCCACGCAGTAGATACAGGTAGTGATGGATCATAAGGAACTCTTGTTAGCTGCCTAGCATCTTCTATCTTAGTTATGGTATCTCCATAAACAGCACCTTCTATATTTGCAATCCAATCACATTCAAATTCTTGTAGGTATTTCTTTTCACCCATTACTTTCTTTGCGGCTTCTAATTCTGATTGATCAACTATATTTGTTTGAGATGCTTTAGCTTTATAATGAAACCATTGCTTATCACCTTGAGCATGTTGAAATAATTCATAGAAGTTATTATTAGTACCTTGTGGTGTACCAATAAATACGCACCATCCTTTTCTATCTGATAATGCTGGTCTAATAATTTCTGTAAATAATTTGCCTTGTACGTTTGCATACTCATCAATAACGCAACCATCTAAATATATACCTCGTAATCCATCTGAGTTCTCTGAACCTAATAATGTTATTCTAGCTCCATTAGGAAGATCGCAGCGTAATTCTGTTTCATTAAACTTAACACCAGGTATTAATGATGTGTATTGTTTCATATAATCCCAAGCAATAGATTTAGCTTGTTTAAAGGTGGGTGCTATGTAGGCGTATCTGGGTGCTTTGTTAGTAGAACGTAGTGCTGACATTAGTAGATGATTAATCATACATACTGTTTTACCAAACCTTCTATGGCAGACTAATACCGACCAGCGATATTTCTTCATATTAAAATGAAGTTCAATTTGTTTTTCTCTGGGGTAGTATGGAATCTTGTATTGTATTGTACCGCTGTTAATTACTGTTTCAGTTATAGTATTCATTAATGAATCGCCTTAGACTTTTCATTGCTTATAATTGCATTCTCAATATTTAATAACATCATTAACCAAGAACTAAATATTGCTGAGTGTTCTTTGTTTTGTAATCCTGTGAACTTAACTGTTATTGAATTATCTTTCTCAATATAAACAACTGCTTTTACGTTGGCTGTATAAAAGTCGTTATCGTCATCATCTTGGTACATTGATCTGTTCATATACTATTAGTAGTATTTTAATATTATATTAAGGTTGGTCAGGCAAAGAAAAAAGGTGGCGGGTTGTTTGTGGATATACCCATTATAAGTTAGCGATTTTGTGTGTGGCGAAGATTCTGTGGTGAACTGACTGTGGCTCAAAGTGAGTTCTCTAGTCCCATGTATATATATATATAAAATGCGTGGCGGTTTATGGGGTGTATGGGGGGGTGGCTATCCAAAATATAGACAAGCTATAGACTAATGACTGTTTATTCCGATAACGTTTAATTATCGGAAATATATTAACAGTTGTATTTGTATAATAGTGTTGCATTAATATCACAGTGTTGCATATCCGACACAAATACACACAATGTAAATCGATGCGATGTATTAATAAATAGGAACTTAATCGCATATATAATTAATTGATCTTAATACTTACCAACACAATCACACATTGTTAAATGCTTTAATGTTTTTAATTGGTTGCTTTAATATTCCTAAAATACAATCTTGAATAGCTGCTGTTTATAACTTGGTCCAATGTCCAGGTTATTTCTTTTCTATTATTAATCTTTTCTATTTGTCTTATTTTTCTTTTTGGCGATTTTATCAGCTCTAAAGAAATAATATAATAAATTCAATTATATATTTTAGTTTATTACATTTTTAAAAATTTATTCATTTTATGTATTTACTTATTATTATTTATAGATTATCCATTATGGTTATAACAAACAACAAAGGGTTATAATATGAATAAATCAACAATGACTGAAGCATCTACTAACTGGGATGTTTACATTAAGGAATGTCAAGAGGTAGCAGCGTCAAGTATTACGCCTTATGAAATAATACCTTATAAAAAATATAATGGTATTAAACAAGCAGTAGTTAAAAAACAAAATACTTTTAAAGAAGCTCTTACTAATGAAATTAAAAAAAGAGGATTTGATACTAGTAGAATTGAAATAATAACTATTGGATAATTTTAATAACTTATAACCCTGGTATTATCTAGGGTTATAGGATCTTAAAATCTAAGATCATACTATTGACATAACTGTAATGGTTATCTATGATAGTATAAACAAATAACAAAGGGGTTATAAATGACAAACGTAAATAAAAAATGTGTAATATGCTCTCAAGTATTTAATGGTATTGGTGCAAATGCTTTTCCAATAAGCCATTTTGGAGAATGTTGTAATTCTTGTGATACAGAAAAAGTTATTCCTGCAAGAATATTGCAACAGGAATATTCAAATAAATATGGAGCTGATCTTGGTGAAAAATGTATTTTAGGTTTAATACATTTAGGAATGGGACCAGAAAAAACAGTAGAAATTTATAAAAACGCACAAATTAAATCGGCTGCCTAACTTTAAGAACTTGATACCAGGTTTTACTTGGTATCAGGATCTTAAAATATAAGATCAAATACTAGATTGACATAATGGTTATGATAGTATTTAATACAAATATAACAACTGAAAGGGTTATAATATGAAAACAATACAAGTAAATGCTTATGAGTATAATGAGCTAAATGACGAAGCTAAGTTTAAAGTTAAACTTTGGCTTGATGAAATTCCATTTGATTATGATACAGGCGAAATTGATGAGAATGGAAAATCAATTATGAAATATGATTATGCTTCAGAATGGGATGACAGTGATATTATTGAACATTGTGAAGTTAATGGATATTTATTTGATAAATGGGGTAATTGTGTTCATCATTTAGATATTAATAGAAATAAAAAGGAGGCTGCATAACTATGACTAAAAAAAAATACAAAGAATATCAAGAATACTATTTAAAAAACTTTAAATGGAAGATGAATGAAACATTTAAAGAGTTTAAACAACGAATGAAGGAGGTTGCATAATGAATAACCAATATTTAAAAATGTATGGAGATTATTCAAATCAATTTGTTAATCTTCAGTTAATTGAATTTGACAAGGCTGATAAAAAATATCTTGTTGAATGGTACGTAAATGAAAATGACTACTCAAACGATCAAGACTTCTACACTTATAAAGACGAGGCATTAGAAGCATTTAATGAAATGAAAAACAAAATAAAGGAGGCTGCATAATGACATCAATTCAACAACTGCAAGAGCATATAAAACGATTGAACGATGAAAAACTTTTAAATCAATACGATCTTTATAATTCGTATCAAATAAAAGATATAAAAGAAGTTATATATCAGCGTTTAATTGAGTGTGAATTAGACAATAGAAGGTTATTAACTCACAAAATAATAGAAGATAATTATGAAATGGAGCATGCTTAATGACAACATTTTACTATATCTTGGCTTTGTTTTTAGGAGCTATCAATATGATTGGTATAATTTCAATCATGTATATAATGATTAACTAATGATTGAATTGCTTTTAAGCTATAACATTTACGAAGTTATATTTATTATCTTGGCTTTGTATTTTGTTATGGCTTGGAAGTTTAGATAATTACTGTTCTATAATTTCTTTTTTTTCTTCTTTAATATTTTCGTATTGAGTATATTTCTGCTCTAATTCTGGACTATCAAGCCAACTCACTACAATATTATTAGTAGTGTTTTTATTTAAAGTAAGATCTTTTTTATCTGAATATAGATCTGAAGTTTTACCTGCAATCCATTGTATGAACTTTGTTTTTTCTCTTATCCAAGAAATCAAATTAGGATCTAAAGTGTCTTGATTTATATCGGCTTGGTAAATATCTAAAAGTTTATCTACTATATTCTGGACCCCTATTTTTCTGGCTTCCTCAATCCTAGCTTTGATCTCTTTGTTTCCCTCTTGATTCAAGAATTGATAAAACTTGATCAAGCTGATCGGTAATGTCCCTGCCTTCCTTATACTTGCTAGAGTTTTGCCTTCGCTTAACTGCTCTAATACTGTATTTAGAATTGTATCTTCCAAGACTATCAATTCTTGGCTTGGCTTGGCTTTGATAATATTGTCTGACATATTCAATAGGCTTATCTCTAAATTGTTTTAAACTTGCAAGGCTTTTAATCTTATTCTCATCTGTATAACCTGGCTTGTTATAACCCCCTCTATTTGTTCTATCCCTAAATCCATAGAAGTTTGTATTTTGTCCACCATGAAATCTACATTTATAAATCTGGAATCCATACTTGTTAAAGCTATTGGTTGGAAACCCTTTTGCCTGACATGGCTTTCCAGATAGCTTTGACATACCAGAACAGAATATCTTCTTACTCTTGAACCCAGCCATTAAAATTTATTCTTCTTCATCTCCCAAGGTTTAATGTTATTGGCTTTGTTATAAGCTACCTTTGCTTTGTAAGCTGCTGATCTGTTTTTGGCATTGGTTTGCAACGCAGCTGATAACTTCTGTTGCATTACAATTTTTGGCACAGCTCTTGCATCACGAGCCACTTGCTCTTGGTACTTAATAGCTTCTCTAACGTAATAAGGATGTTTATCTATACATTGTTTTAATTCTGGCAGTGGTACACTAGCTAGTTCTATTATCTTAGTCTGTTTATCTATATCTTTACTATTAATTATCTTATCTACTTTATTCATTTTATTATTAGATGTTCTTTCAATATGTTCTTTTAAATATGTTTTACTAATATGTGCATTAGGTACCCCACTGATGTGTACCATATTCCCCACCCCCTGTACTAGGTTCACTTCATTAACCAGTAGAATAGGGTTAATTGTGTATAGATTAGTAGAAGATAGCCGCCTAATTTTAATCAGTCCAGCAGTGGAAAGCAAGTGCATATAATTGGTTAGGGTTTTTTTACTGCATCCTAAATCCTTTCTGATCTTTGCGTATCTAGGAAAGCACTCACCTTTCTTTTGATTTACATACTTTAAAAGCATTACAATGATCGCTAAAGCATAAGGCTTTCTGTTATCTGCCAAGCCTTTGTAGCCAGGATGATCAAATAAACCAGTAGGCACTCTAATATGTTGCTTATATTTAGGCATTATAATAATGTTGTTTCAATTCTATTCTTGGCTATATCAAAATAATTCTTATCCATTTCTATTCCAATAAACTTTCTATTAGTGTTCTTAGCTGCAATGCCTGTGCTGCCAGATCCCATAGTAAAATCTAATACTGTGTCGCCTTCATTAGTATAAGTTTTAATAAGATATTCTAATAGAGCTATTGGTTTTTGTGTTGGATGTAATCCTCTATCCCCACAAGATCTATTATTAAATTCTTGAATACTTGATGGGTATCTTAATATTGATTGAGTTTCATTACCTTTACCAGTTTTTAAATCTCCAACAAATTCTGCACTTCCATTAGTTGATGCTTGAGAAAATTTATATTTAACTCTATTTGCTCCGCTTCCTTTTCTTTCTTGCATAATTGGATAATAAACAGTTTTATTTTTACCAAAAACAAGAACATCCTCATGCTCTTTCATTGGCATATATTTTCCTTGAGCAAAATTACTTGCACATTTTTTTTGATAAACCCACGATGTTCTAAACATATTTACATTGCTCATAACTAAAGCACTTGTGAAAGGTTGTGATGCTGTAAATATTATTGCACTATTTTTTTTTGTAATTCTTTTAAGTTCTTTCCACATAGGTTTAAAAGGTATAATTGAATCCCATTTACAAGCAGTAGTTCCATAAGGTGGATCAGTAAGAACTAGATCAATACTGTCATTTGGTATGGTTGGTAATATCTTTAAGCAATCATCATTATAAATCATGGTTTTACCTTGTGTTTGCACACTTTATCATGCTGTATCTGTAAATCTAACATAACGTAATACCACTCCTCTTCTAGAATAGGGTTTAAACCGCTTTTAACAGGGTATAGACGCTGAACTTTGAACTCTAGGCTATCCGTATCTGGTATAGGTTTATAGTATAGCAAAAAACAGGGTATATTTAAGCCTTGTGCTATGGCTTCTACAACATTAGTATATTTCTTATAGTTTTTACCAATATCATATACAGTTTCAATAACTGCCAATGGTTTCCAACAAGGTTTATTAATACAGATAGGAACTGAATCAATATCTATGTAAGCAATATCATTACATTTATTTCTATGCCACTCGGAATAGAAGTCGCCAAATCCACCTACGAAATAATTATATCTTGCCATTTAATTCTGCCTCCATAATTGATAATCCAATTTGTCTTGCGATCTGTGGTACAATAGAATTGCCTAAAGATTTTATTCTGTTGGATCTATCTTTGTCCAGTTCATAGGAAACCCCATTAGGAACTCCACAAAGTTCGGATTCAATTTGCCACCAACTTTTTTTTGTTCCATCATTACTTGACCAGATAAAATTCTTTTCTTGTTTAGCTTCTCGTAATTCGTATTCATTCCTGTGTCTTTCCAATCCCTTGATGTTGGCGTTGGGTACATATTCTTTGTTGGTTTGCCATACATCACTTGTTCCGATAGACTTCCTGGAGGCACTGTCTTTCTCCCTATCTTGGACCGGTATTCCTTTCTCTTCTCCATTGCCTCTTCTGATCTCACTGACATGTCTGTTGCTGTCGGAGTAAGCCATAATCCAGATTCGTTTCCTTTGATGCCATGCACCGATGCCTGAAGCTGGAATAATAATACATTGGCTTTTGAAACCTTCGTTTTCCAAATCATTAAGCACCTGTCTGAGTACCATGCCTTCGTTGATATTAACAATGCCTTCAACATTTTCTCCAATAACCCATCTTGGTTTTGTTTCTCTAATGACTCTAAGCATTTCATCCCAGAGGTAACGATCATCTGCTGTTGACTTTCTTTTTCCTGCAACGCTGAATGGTTGGCAAGGAAATCCACCTGTAACGACATCTGCTTGGTACTTTTCTCCTTTGACATTTCTTATATCCTCCTCAATGTTAATGTTGGACCAATGTTTCTTTAAAACTTTTTGACAGAATTTATCTTTCTCTACAAAGCCAATCGTTTCAAAAAACCCAGTTGATTCTAAACCTAAACTAAACCCACCTATACCAGAAAATAAATCAAGCGTTTTTAGTTTCATTTAATTATTAGATTTAATCTGATCTTTTAATTGAGCTGTTAATTCTTTAATCTCTTCATCTCTTTCAAGAATTAATTTTTCTAAAACATCAGTATGTTTTTTTAACTTATATATTATAACTTCAAGATCATGTGATCCTCTTTGTTTTAGATCAATCATTCTTTTTACTTCTTGCTTTTAATAGTTCAATGTTAAGAACTTGCACCTCTTCATTTAGTCTGTCTATTTCTTTTTTAAGTATAATAATTTTCTCGTTATACATTTCTATTACATCTTCAACGTGTAGTTCTTGATCAATCATTTAGTTCTCCAATTTTTTAATAGATAAAATTACTCCACGAGGAATTACAACGCAATCTCCTACGTCTAGACTGTCTGTATTAAAACTATATGTTGCAAAAGTTTTTACCCAATCTTTATTCTCTTCATAAAGATAACCTATTGTAGTGCACATCGCAGGAACTAAGTCTTTTAAATCTTCTTCAGTATTCCATGCGTTGTCGCAGCTGTTTATATCCAGCCAACTTATAATAACTTTATCAAAGTTTATTGGTTTCATACCACGCCTCATAAAAGTTATTAGGTTGAATTGATCCCTTAGTTCTTTCAGTTATAACTTTCATAAACTTAGGGTGTGGAATACGCTGACAGTTCTTCCACCTTAAAATAGTTACTGTTGGATTTGTTCCTGTTA